GTTTACGGTCACAGAGACTTTTCTACAAAAGACTGTCCTAGTTATGACGCAAAAGAAGAATACAAATCAATACAAGATAAATATGTTCGATAATTTAGGCTACGTTGTAGCAATATCAGAAAGGTTTAGAATCGGTCCACTGTTAGGTTGGGCATTCTTTACACCTGATGAAGTAGAAGATTGCTATGAGTTGAATATTTATATAATATTCATAATGATTCACATTAAATGGTGGGAAGGCGATGAGTGATACAAGCAGTAATAGTGGACCACAAGTAAATGCTTTACGCAATAATTACAATAAATTAGTTTCAAAAAAACTTTATTTATCTAAATGTAAAAAAGTACAATGGGAATCTAAAAGAAGGTTCGGAAATATATAAAGGTTATGAGTAAACAAAAGAAAAAATTTAAAGACACAAAAGTTGGTCAATTTATCTTAAAAAAATTACCTGGTTTTGTTGGCGATATACTTCCCGAAAAAGGTGTTTTAGGAGTGGTTAAAAATTTAATTGATAACGAGCCTGAATTGACAAGTCAAGATAAAGTACAATTGCACAATGAACTGGTTGAGTTATATCAATTAGAAGTTGCGGACAGAGATTCGGCTAGAAAACGAGAAGTTGAAAAGGCTAAGTCAGGAGGTATTGACTTTATGTTTAATTTAACTGGTGTTATTGGGTTAGGTGCTTTTGCTTTTATTATTTATGCGATTGTATATTTACAAATACCAGAATCTAACAAAGAGGTTTGGATTCATTTAATTGGAATTTCTGAAGGAATAGTTTTATCTATTTTCGGTTATTTCTTTGGTTCTGCGGTTAGGAAGTAGTAACACCGTTATTATTTAGTTTATCAATTAACAATGTAAACATTTCAGAAACTCTGTATTTCTTTAATATAGAGGAATGAAACCTTGTATACTTTTCTAACATTAGTGGTGCTTGGGTATCCTTGTAATGTTTTGAAATAGTGTTGTCACCTTGAAACATAAGTTCTCTAATATCAGCATCAGGAACGCTAAGTATAGACGCTGTTGTATTAAATGCTTTTCTTGCTGACTTGTAATTGTGACCAGTAAGTTTTTTAAACCTTCTTGCTTCAGACTTCCAGAAAAAATTCATAACACTATCACCTCCTCCAACAGGAAAGAAAGATTTATTTTCTGGGTTGATAATGTGGTTTATTGACTTTATTATGTCTTTGATCGGATTTAATCCCATGTATACTAAGCCCATTTTATTAGTTTTTGATCTAAAATGTTTGTAAACCATATTATTCTCCCCAAACTTAAATTCTGATGTATTGTCGTAAGTTGAATTCACAAAAGATTTCATTTCTAATTTTTCAATATCTTTAGAATACATACCTCTCATTGAAAACATCATTAAATAAATTAAAACACATAGTCCGTTATTTTTAAACATCCTATCCTCTGTATCTAAATTATTAATAACTTCAATTAACTCATCTGATCTAATCCATTTTGGGGTGTAGTTGTTTATAGTATTAGTTCTTACGTGTGGAAAAACAGTATAAGTGATTTCATCTTTTACTGCATGCCCATGAATACCTTTAGCAGCCTTTTTATAAGAATTAAATGTTTGAGGGCTTCTGCCTTTTTCATTAAGATTTTGCTTAAGTTTTAACCAATTACTTTTATTGCATATATCTTCAAACGTCAAGTTTTTAATACCAAAATTAAAACCAATTGATTTCATTTTGTTTTTGTAAGTGGTGAAGGTTGTCTCCTTCATTTGGCTTTTTAGATATCGATCTAAATACGAAAGAATATCATTTACATATGATCCACTAGTTAACCTAGTTCTAGCCTCTTCGTATGATAAAACAGACACAACACTTTGAATATAGAGGTCTTCTACAATCGTGTTTAATTCCTTTATCTCTTTATTCTTCATTTCAAATAAAGGATGGTTTTTTTTTAGCCTTTTGTTTTTATTATCCCAATGTTTTTGAAATACTTTTATTTTGGTGTAAATCTTTTTATCAAACTGTTTATTTTTAAAACGAACATATAAAAGTGTTGTTCCATCTTTATTAGTTTCGTTTCTACTTCCAATTGATAAAGCCATAGTCCCTAATTTAGTCCCTAAAACATAATTTGCTGTTTTATGGTGTTTTGATACAAAGTTATGCACAAACAAGAAAAATCAGAGTAAACGTTATTAACATTATGGCAAAGTTATTGTACTAAAAGTCAATAATAATACCCCTGGGATACCCTTGGGATACCCATGGGACATCCGTGGGACATTTGATTTTTTTTTTATTTTCTTCCTGTAAAACAGATATAAAACAAATTATTTTTAACTTAAAATAACATCAATTAGTCCCCAATTTAGTCCCCTCAATTTAATTGTGTATAACTTTTTTTTTCTTTAGAAGTTTACTTATTCCAAGTGTGTCGTATATCCTTGGGCTTTTTGTTGACCTTTTATAAACGATGAAACCGTCATTTTTTAAAATTTGAATTGCATCTAATATTTTTTGCTCTTGTTCTCTAAAGTGATTAAATGTGTCACCCTCAATCGTACTTGTTTTAGTAGTCATATTTTTTAGTTTTATGTTCGTGTTTCAAACCATCCTGAATGATCTCTGTAAGGTTTATTTCTATTCTGCTCATCTATTTCTGGTTGTTTTTCATTTTTTAATGCAATCAACAGAAGTATTAAGTAACCTGTAAGATCTTTAACAGTATCTTCAGTCTTATCGTATATTCCTTTTTGTTTTATTCTAGATAACTTATCATCTATCCTTGCACATAAAGACGCTACAGCGTTGCCCTCACTAAAAACATTAATAGGTGATGTTGCACTATCACCATAATCAGTGTTTTTAGAGATGAGAAGGCTGATGATCTCAGCACCAACCCTCTCAATTTTTTCTCTAGTATCCATTATTAGAATGGCAAATCAGATCCTTCTTGCTTTCCGTTAACAAAATTCTCTACCTTTTGTTCGTGAGACTTTGCTTTAGCATTTGGAATGTTTCCATCTGCATAAGTAATCTTCCATGCGTTAGCATTAGCAGTTCTTAACTCTCCGTTACGATCTCTGTAACTTCTAAGGTTGATAGAAACTAATACCTCGTCACCTGTCTTGTAAGCACTAAATAAGTTTGCTTTAGCACCAATTGCTTCAACAGGGTATTCAACAGGGTACTGACTATCAGCACCTAGTTCAACTGTTAATACTCTTTTTTCAATGTCTCCCTTTTGAGTTTGAATGGTTTGTGCATCAGAGATTTGTTTGATGCGACCTTGTAATTCTAATGAATTTGACATAATTAAATAATTAAAGTGTTATATATATTCAGAGGTTTTAAAGCCTCTCGCCTAAAAATATTTTAGGACTTTTTCAGTTTCCTATGGTGTATTTATAATTTTATTGCTAATTAACATTTCAATAAGTTCCATCATATCTTCTTTATGAAGGATACAGTATTCCTTACCTCCGGGTGCTTTATGAAAAATAATAGGCACATCTGTTGGTTTTACAACCATGTCTGCTAATACTTTCTTATACTGAGGATTTCTTTTGTAGCATTTTGCTTGTACAGCAAAGTCTCCTGTGTTCATTAAGTCTATTCCTTGATCATCCAACATCTTAGAACCATATCTTGATGTAACGCAATTTTCAAATCCTAATTTTTTAAAATCCTTGACCAATTGTCTTTCGTAATTGTGCCCTTTGTTTCTGTTAGTGTTTGCCATATTTATTGAAATCTTTGTAGACATAAATCATTTTGTGTTTTACAAAACTTTTTATATCATTATATTCTGTTGTTTTATCAAAACCTTTATATATGAGGTAAAAGTCATTTCCATGTCCGTTTGGTCTCATAAAATACTCTTCTTTATCTGGAACAATTTCATCTATGTTAGCAAGACGTAAAAGTTCACCACTATCAAATTTTTTATGTACACCTATCTTTCCTCCCCATCTATTTGTAGACCAAGACAACTTGTGTAAATTTTGATTATTGTCCTCTAAACTTCGGAAACTGCCCTGACGTTGTCTCATATTGATCCTCATTATGTTCAGTATAACATGTTGTTGTTAAATTATATTTAAACTCTTGCATACCTGTCTTTCCTGTAAACCTCCATCTGACTTTCCATATATGAACTTCAACGAGTTCTTTTTCAAAGTCTCTATAAACAGTTATTCCATTATCTACTTTATTAAAGAAGTGGGAAGAGCCACTTACGCTGTAACCTGAAGCGACTTCAACCTTCCCGTTCTCCTTTTTTAGTTTTTGTGGGTGTGCTACTAACACTACACCACAATCGTATGATTCTTTAAATATTTTAATTTTAGATAATTGCATTCCTGTGTATTGATGTTCGTTCATTCCACGTTCAATCTTGTGTTCTACAAATGCCCAATTATCAATTATCAAACAATTGATCCCAAGTTTCTTAACTAACTCCTTTCCTTTGTTTAATATTCCGTCTACAGTTAAATCATTATCCTTTAGATTTATAAAAAAGAAATGGTTGTTAATGAAATCAATTGCAGGATCTAATTCTTCGGGTTGTAAATTGTCTACAGAACCTTTTCCAAATCTTTTACCTGCATATTTTTCAATTAATTCTGCAACATGAACCTTAATAGGTTGTTTTTCAGCAGAGAATATTCCAAATTTCCAACCTTTCTTTGCAAGTTCTATTGCAACTTGATCTACAAAACTAGATTTACCATGACCGGGTACACCTGTAACAAGAGTAAACTCACTAGGTCTCCAAGACATTAATTCATCAAACTTTGGATAGCCTATAGTATCCCCTTTAGGCATCCCATAGTTGTAAAGATTGTGTATTTCGGATCGAGAATCTGATGCTTTACTAACTCCTTCTAATGGGAAGGGTTTTGCTTGGTCAATGCAGTTAACTAATTCTTCAGAACCATGCTTTAGTAAAACATCATTGGCATCTTTACATCCATCTGGAAAATTAACTAACCAAACTCTTTCTTTCCCTAGCCTTCTCGATAATTCATCTCTTAATTTTATACCTGGTGCATCATTGTCTAAAGCCAAGTATATTTTATCTTTATTTTCAAACTCATCAATACTGTTATCTAAGTATGTCAAATTTTGATTTCCTGTAGATGCTCCATTTGGTACAGAACAGGCAAACATAAGTCTGTTTTGCTGAGTTCCCGCCTCATAAAAAGCCATCGCATCAAATTCTCCTTCAGTTATAATACACCATGAAGCGGGTTTAATTAAATCTAAACCATACATGATCATCTCTGACCCTTTGTTTAGTTTAAAGTTCTTTTGTGAGTCCCTAAACTTTATGTTAATCCTTCTGCCTTTTCTAATGTAATTAAATTGTATTACAGGTCTTTCAGCCGAAACTTGTGGCATATATTCTACACCTTCAGTAACACCAAAGTATTCTATTGTAGAATCACTTATACCTCTACCTTTAAAGAAATTTGAAACTTTTTCACTCAATGGTGAAGCCTTCACTATAGGCAACTCGTACTCACTTTCATATTCTGCTACAGATCCATTGTCACCACAATGATGGCAATAATATGTACCTGTTTCAACCCATACTCTTAGGCACTTTTCATTTCTATTTTTCTTTCTTGTATGTGAGCACTTAGGACATTTAGTCTTTTGTGGCTCTGAGTTACTATTTCCATTAACTTCAATGCCAATGTCTTGCAGTTTAGATAAATTATCTGTCATATTATCGCTATATTCTTTCTGTTGGGGGTGACCTTACTCATTGTCTCCCACTCTGTATATTGTATTAAGTATTTCTCTATAAATTTGTTTCCAAAAATCACCTCTGGAGTAACAGAGGATTGATACTTTTGACTCCAATTCTCTTTACACCACATAAAGACATTAACCATAGTGGATCCTGTAATTGGTTTACCATTAAATTTTTTAGAAAGGATACTTTTAAACCTTTTCTCATATGTTCTAGGTAAGTACTTATTTCCGTACCTTTCGTTTATATAATTGATTACCTCAGTACAAACCTCTTGATACTTTAAAGAGACAGTATGATTATTTTTATTATCAGATACAGCAATCATGAACCATGTAGGTGTAGTTCTAAACTTTGGGTGAGCCTTTGTTCCTACATTTTCAATTAAACCTTTTTCTGTTAATTCTGTAACATATCTACTCATTGTTCTTGATGATGAATTTAATTGAAATGCTAAGTCAGATAATGTAACATCGCAATATCCATCATGAGATGTGTATTTGTAAACTAAATCACACAACATGTATGAAATAGGTGTCATGTCTTGCTTTCTTAATACATCGTATATTATTGTTGTTGATCTAATCATCTTAATAATATTTTATGATAAAAAAGTGTAGGCTTTTTCTTATTCCTATGAGATTCAATTTTACAATCAAGTGTAACTATATCACCTAACTCAAATGAGGCTGTTTTATCTATAAGTTTATCCCAACAATTAACCGCAATGTAAGAGTCCTCTAAAGTTTTTAACCATATTGTAAGAAAAGAATGATCTTTTTTATCACTTCCTTTTACTTCTTTGATTGGAGACATAAATTTAATTTGTCCTAGTACAGTTATATTCATTTAATCTTATCTTTTATTATGTCAGCAAGAGTTACTGTTTTTCTATGTTCCAGTCTGATATGATTTAATATTAAATTTGTTTTAGTATAAAAACCTTTAGTTGTAACGCTTGGGTCTTTTGTGTTGAAGTATGAGTTTAATATATTTAAAAACTTTTCTTCCAAAAACTCTACGTGATCCAATGGCTCACGTAAATACTCTTGTATTTCTTCTAGAGAAAAATTAAACATTCTTGCAACACCAACGAAAATGCACAGACCAAAGTATGAGTTACCTTCAAGTACAGAATCAACCTCTAAAGTGTGTTTGTTTTTTACTGCTAAGTTGTTGATTATACCAATCTTTATATCTTGTAATTTCATCTTAAAAATTTAATAATTTAGGTTCTTTATATCTTACGTTGAAAGTCTTTCCCCAAACAATCTTACCACTATCACCAAAGTCTACCTCTTGTGCTCCACGATGTAATAGTATCTGTTTTATTTGTTGCATTGCTAATTGTTTACCGGATTTAGCAACCTTTTCCTCATCTCTAAATTTTATGTATTGTTGAGTTAACTCTGTGATTTCTTCGTCAGAATCAATCTTCACTCTGTCAAGCATTGCTTTATGTTTATAAGACAAAAATTGATCAAGGTCTACTTTGTACTCGTCCTCTACATTTGGTTCTAAATGCGATACAAGTCTATAGGCTTCGTTATCGTTTAATACCCTAAAATCCGTATCAATTAAACCTCTTGCTTCTTGTACACTATTGTAGAACTTCTCTCCCTCAATAAGTATGGTTTCTTGTATGTTTTGATTAGCCTCAACTGTAAATACATCCATGTGTCTACCGTCCTTTAAAAAAGCAAATTGTCCATAGTCATATTCCAACACAAGCATATACAATTGAATCTGTGCAATATAGTATGGAGGTATTCCACCTTCCCATTTATCTGCATTATAACCCGAAATAGTTTTTATTTCTAAAACACCTCTTCCAGACATTTCATCGTGGCTAGTTATCTGTCTGTCAATGTTTGCAAAAAGAAAAGGATATTTTTCATTAATAAATATTGAGTTTCTTCTGATAGACTTTCTTAGTTTAGTTTTACTCTGATAGTTGTCAATCATTTCAATAGGATCTCCTGTCCAATACTGCCATAGATCAGCAACATAATCTTCTAAAAGTCTTCCATGAAACATTACCTCGTTGTCAATGTTTTTCATATTAGCAGTACCTACAGATTGATTCCATCTTGTAATTTTAGATGTCCATGGGTTTAATCCTAATAGGGTAGAGGCATCAGATCCTCCGACCATTCCTTTGTATACTAATGTTTTTCTTAATGCAACCCACTCATCGTATGGTAGGTTTGCTGTTGGTATTCTTTTTATCTTACTCATATTTTACAGGTTGTTTTTAATGACTCTCTAATTACTTCAGATATACTTTTCTTCTGTAATTTGCATCTTAATTGAAGACTTTGAACCTCTGAAGGTGTAAGTCTAAATGTTATTCTTTCTATCAATTTTTCTGTAATTCCTCTTCCCATCATTTGTTTTTAGAAAAAGGGAGGACAGGTAAAGACGGATGCCTCCACTAAGTGTTGTTGTTGGTTTGTTGTCCTCCCCTATGTTTATTTGCTTGCTTGTGCGACTGCCTTTTTAGATTTTTCGGCATTTATTAAGGTTTTTAATTCCTTAATTTGTTCACTTGTTAAAAGTGATTTATTTGCGGGTATTCGCTTTTCTACCGCAGTATAATCTACAGATACATATGCTAACATAGATTGATATATGTCTGATCCGTTAGATGCTTTTACTCTTTGTAATTCTTTTGCCTCATCTTCATCCATTATTGAGTCCTCTCCGCTATCTACAATACCAAGTATAAATAATGCTCGGTTTAATGCTCCAGACTGACATTTTTGAAAAGAAAAAGGCTCATTGGTTCTTTTATGTGCGATACCATCTGCTACTACAACTTGTTCGGAATTATAAACCTTACCTGTCATAACAATAATACTATCGTTCATCTCTATAATATCTGTTTGTAGTGTGTATCCCTCGGTTCTAAAGTAGTCGTTGAAATAATTTAATCTTTCAATCCAAGGCACGATATTAACTCCTCTTCCTATTGATGTTTTTTTTAGTTTTCGTTTCAGTTTCATTTGGGTGTTTGTTTTTTAAATTGTTTAAATAAAAGTTTACTATGTAATATTTTCTTGCGTGAAATAATATGGATTCCCAGTCAAATCGCCAGTCTTTAATCCTCCTATCCATACAAATGTCTTCGTGATAGGTAAGCATGAACAATTTAAAGTCTCTTAGAGAAAACCTTTTACGATCATGAATAATTTCTTTGTTCTCGTAGTCAAATCTGACCATGTTTTTAATAGGTATTTCATGTCGTGGTTATTTAAAGTAAATGTAAGACAATTTTGGTTTACTTGAACGTAAGTGTTGTTAACAATCGTTAAAGTTCTTCACAATTGTATATAGTCTGACATATAATTTATTGTGACTACCTAAGTGAATATTGTTTTTGTTTTTCTATAGACTCTGTGTTAGAGTGTTTTACGTATCTATAGAAAGCAGTAGAGCCATTTGAGTGACCACTAATATTCCTTGCCTCGATTTCACTTAATCCTTTTGAAAGGTGATAAGTTATACCACTTGCTCTTAATTTGTGTGGTGTTATTATATCATATAAAAACTTTTCCTCATGTATAGGGTTTCCATTATGATCATATGTGTAGATAATTTTCTTTTCGTGTAATTCTTTATAAGATTTAAGTAAAGTCTTTAGTCTTACTCTAAAATGTTGTTGAGAGTGTGTAAAAGCACCCTTGCCCTCTAAAAAAACACGTACATCCTTTGGTAAATAAAAAGATGATATTGAGCCAACTCCCTTCTTTGTAATTATTGTGACAACGCTTCCATCAGATGATGCTTTAAAGTTTACCAAGTCACTTACTCGCATACAAGAATATAGCATCAGCCTAGTGTAATACCATACATCTTCGAGTTCGATTCCCGGCTTGTTGTTATGTATTAACTCAACTTGTGTAGGTGTTAATGCAATTACCTCAGTCTGTAACTCTCTCATGCTTTGTAACTTAGGAAACATATAACCATAATAATCCTCTGCCTTTTTTAATGTAGTTCTTATAATCTTTAGGTGATTTTTTCTAGTGTTATGATGTTTACAATCGTCCAACATCATGTTTAAATATTTATTTACTTGTGTCTGTAAATTTCGGGTGACCTTGAGCCTGTCCTTTCTATTAGTAACGTTATTCAGATCTAAACTTTCAATATTAAAATTAAACTTGTAAGTAGACATTTGATTGTAAACTTGTCTGTAGGAGGTAATAGTAAGATTAGAAAACTTTTTACCATAGTTTAAGATTGAGCCATCTTCTAATTTAGTTATGATTTCCTTGAGTAAGGATATAAAAGTTGCTGTATTCATTTGAAAAGTTTTTTTAGTATTCGTTAAAATTATGTGTAGTACTTAACTATCTGAAATGATTTCTTCAATCTTGTCTGATACATTACCATAGTATTCTATGATCTTGCATGACTCCTCAAAGAATAGAGGAGATGCACCAGTCTTCTTTTGATTTAAAGTACTTTTTTTTGATTTTGACCCGTAGATATACAAGCAAACTTCTGTCGTTGGTATTTCTGAAATTTGCAATAGTGCTAAGGCTTTTCTGCGAAATATTTCGACCGATCTACTTCGCCTTTTTTTTGTGTTTTTAGGCATATTGTATAGTTTAATAGTATTCAAATTAGTTAGTTAGTTGAACATCAATTCACTAAATTAATTATTATTTACTTTTATTACAAGAATCGAGTGTAAAGTTTTTTGCAAATCCCTTGAGCAATTCTCGTCTCTTATTATTTGGTGTAGTAAATCATTTCCAATTGGATGAAATAACTCCTCCACTTTTTCTGTTACTTTATTATGCAACGATCTTAATAATGTTTCATATTTATTTTTTATATCCAAAGTCTCTGACTGAAGATTAACATAATCAACAAGTATATCTTGACTATCAATTATATTAGAATCAAATTCAACACTTGATATTACTTTCATTACTGCATTATAATTATTTCTAAAGTCTCTGTCTGTTTCGAAAAGAGCATCAAAACCTTTTAAACTATGTAAAACAGATGCGTGATTTTTATCAAAGTATTTAGATATTCTAATGTAGGTAAGATTTAAAACCACTCTACAAACTCTGTAGGCAATTCTTCTGGCATCAACATTTTCTCTCAATCTGTTTTTCCCCATTGGGTCTGCTTTAGTAACAACTGCTACTGCATCGCAAATAATTTCTATATCATTATTAATTGTCTTCATTCTTATTTTTTTTAGGTTGTTATTATTGTGTAATGTTTGGTAATTTTTTATTATAGTTTCCATCATCTAAAAGATCCCATAACATTTGCTTTCCTCTAATACTATGAAACATACTATTTATAAATTGCTCATCTGTTCCGTTAGGAAACATCTCTCTAATCTGTGCTTTTAATTCTTCGTCTTTTTTGCTTAAATAGTCCATTATTTCTGTTTTTTTAAATAATTATTTGCTTCTAGTTCTGTTTCAAAATATTGTGTGTATGGATCATCTCTGTGCATTTCTTCACTAATGTCATCCCAACATGACCAAACAACACTATCACCATCAATAGTCCAATAATCATCCCCTTCTGTAAATGGATATATGTTACCTTGTTCCTCGTCTTTTATTCTAATAACTCTATTCATGTATGTAGTTGTTTCTTTTACTAAGTCTTGCACCTCTACTAGTTGTTCTTGTATCTCCTTTAAGTAGGGTAGTGATCTTGATGGGTCGTACTTGTATTTTATAGATATTGTATCTAAAACATTTTGTTTTAAAAACTTACCCATTTTTATATTGGTAGCCATAGTTATGAATTTAGTTTTTTAAATTGTATAGTTAAATTTTGTTTCCAATGATCAGCATCTTTTTCGTACTCCTCTAGTATTTTATTTACTAATGGTATCTCATCTATTCCAAGTCTTGATATCTTGTCTAGCATTTCATCTGTATGAATCTGAAGATTTGTTAGAAACTCCTCATCGTTCTTAAACATCGTCTCAATAAATCTTGAGTTTTGTTTTTCCAATTCTAGTTGTGCTTGTTTTACTTTAAACTTTAATGATTGTCTGAATACCCTAGTATTTTCCAACTCGTCTAAAGACTCTAATAAAAGTTGTGCGTAAAAACTTGCTTTTACAACTGCAACATAAGTTTGATCTTTCATTTTTTAAATTTTATTAATTAATATATCCTTTCTTGACCTTGAGAATTTGTAATCATTTCCTCTCCATATTTATCACTTAGTTCTTCATTGTATTCATAAAGATCAACTTCATTAGTTCTTTGCAACAAGTCATCTAAGGTTTTAAATACATGAGTATAAATACCACTCATTGTAGCCTCCCATTCTTCCATGGCACTATTGTAAAACAAAAACCACTTTCCTAAATCTAATTGTCCTTCTTCTACTAACTCAGTAACAGAAGACTTATCTATTCCCCAAAAATTATTTTCCATCATCTTAATAAATTATACGATACTTTGATTATTATAAAACATATCCAAGCAAGTACCATCAACGTGAACATGTTTTCTCCTATACTATTTTTTCTTCTCACTTTATTTAAGTTATAATTTGATTAATTATATCTTCTACTTCGTGTTCATTTACTACCATATCTGTATCGTCAGCAATGTTAACATATGCGACATCAGAATCCTCTCTTAGTTGGCATATAAGATTTTCCAAACCTCCATATCTTGTCATAATTGATTTAAGTACTAGGTTATGTTTATTACTTTCCATATTACTTAATCTTCAAGTTCTTTTAATCCATTATATTCTGCGTGAAATCGTATAGCAGACCAAATTTGATCCATAGTTGCTTCATTAGTTAATGCAGAATCCAACACATCTTGTGCTTCATCATCGTCACACTTAAACATACCTTTGACATCGGCAACTTGCCATAAATTACCCGTATAAAATCCTCTTTTTGTCAACAACTCTTTTAGGGCAGTAGTAGAAAGTTCCCAATTATCAGACTCTCTTACTACTATATCATCCTCATCTCTAGTTTCAATACAATAGACATGATACCTTCCATTTTCAATATTATCACAAATTTGTTGTATTTGTTCCACATCAAATTCGGCTTCCCAATTTTTACCTAACGTCATTTCTGCGTGTTTTTCAAGGTTGTTGTTTCCAACGAAACCATATGTAGAATTATATCTACCTTCTAAATTTACTTTCATATTATATAGTTTTAGTTGTATTGATTAATAAATTGTACTACTGCTTTGTATGTGGTGTCAATTTTAAAAGCACCTCCAAGTATTTCAATGTGAGTTTCTTCAATTTGAGCATTACACATATCAATATTGAATCTGTAAGCATTGCCATTCTCATCTCTAAGACCCTCTATCTTCTCAACTACGGGCATAAGCCAATCCCAAGAGGTGTTATAGTTAGGTGTGACATATTCGCCCATCTCTTGATGGTCTTCCATTCCCATAAATTCTGATATTAGTTTATTACTATTCATATTATTTAGTTTTGATTCCATATTGTTTTTCAATGTTATAATTAATTGCTCCTTTTATGGTGTTTTTAGGTGATTTTACCAAAAGCAATAGTCTTGCAATCTCTTCCATAACTTCTTCCTCTTTTGTCTCCTCGCAATAATAATCACTATATCTTTCTATAAATAATTTTCTAACTAAATCCATATGATACCAATCCAAGCAATTTCCATACATCTGATTAAAATCTTCTCCTTTGCCATCATCCCATTGTTTTACCCAATTTAGATATGAAGAATTATCACTAAACATAACTTCATTAACAAGTTCACATATTGTATCGTAGTACATCTGATGACCACCTCCTCCATCTAACCAAGCAAAATATTCAAGCCTTACAAGAGGATACATATCTGATGCACACGCACACAGAATCATATCATAATTTTCTTTACTAATTTGTTTTTGTTTTTCGTTTAATAACATATTATATAGTTTTAACATTTTCGTATTTATCAATCAGACTTTCCAATTTATCTGCATCATATTCTTTAGAATAACTACCAATTACACCTCCACTTATAGGATGCTCATTACCCCTTAAATAAGTACCTCCACCATTTCCATCATTCCATATTGAAAGACCTTTTACGTTAGTTCTACATTCGTATCCTAAACCTCTGCGAGTTTCAAAATACCTTACAGATGTTACTTTTAAATTCTGTATCATATTATATAGTTTGTTTATTCCACACATTTAGTGTGTTGTTAATTAATGTTTCATACTCATCAAATTTGTCATTATAAAAGTCTTGTGCTTTATCTGTAAAACATATTATAACGTGGTTATCCAAATCATTTTTAAGTTCTTGGTATGTTTCTTCACCAAAATTCATCTCGGTAATTTGTGTAGCAATTTCATCTACACATTCTAGAAACTTACTATCGCTTACTAATATTTTATTCTGTGCCATCTTATATAGTTTTATTGAAATTGTAAATCCCCACATTTAACATTGTTATCTTCTACCTCTATGTATCCAACATCTGACCATTCTTCACCTCTCCATTCTATTCGACCATTAAGTAGTAATCCCCATCCTTTGAAGATGTACTTAATTAC